CCTGCGATGAACTTTACTTGTTGATAGCGCTCAGGATTCTTGATGTTGAAGCGAAGCGTCGTGTCCCCCGTTCCGAGAGTGCTGATCGTAGCACCATCGTATTCAGCAGCCGTAAGTGTACCAAGAGATCCCGTAGACGTACCCGATAGGAGTTGGAACGTTACGGAACCTGCTTCGATGGTTCCAAGCGTGACCACGGCGGCAGCAGATCGGAATCCGCGAATATCAACCGTGTTACCCGTAACCATCACAGCATTGGTGGTAGCACCACTTGCAGACTGTGGGAACACAGCCGCCGTCGCCTTGATCTTGGAAGCAATATCGTATCCAGGCATAGCTATAATGATTTTTGAAACTCAGCAAGCTTCTCTTCCACTTCCTCCTCTTTTGCACGAATAGTGCCTACACGCTCTCCAGACTCGCTCAGAACGGGCCAAAAGCCCTTGCCGTAGGGTTCGCCTACACTAAGAGTCGAAGAGGCTTGTGGGCGCGTTTCTTGCGTCACAGGAGCCTTGCGGGTGAGTAACCTTGCATCGTTCGATGAAAGATGGTCAAACTCCCCTTCGGGGACTTCAATAATGTCACCGTAGACCCACCCATAGCCCCGTCCGGAGACGAGACCACGGGTTGATCCACGATTGAGCATTTGATAACGCAACATCATAACTCAGATTAAGCAGCGCCCGTCTTGATGTAGGCAAATGCATTTTCAAACATAACCTGAATGTCAAAGTAAGCATTGACTTTCAAGGCGATGTAGTCCTGAGTTAGTAGGTTAAGGTCTGCACCTCCATCCGGATCAGGGATCGTACCTGAATCGTGGGTGGACATAGAGATACCTTGGTAATCACCTACCATAATGTTGCGGAAGTCTCCGAAGTAAGCGACAGGCGTTGATAGCTGATCACCCGTTGCAGGAGCCGTCAGAGCCGCGCTGTAGTGCAGCGGGAATCCGTCGAAGCTTGCAGGATCACCAGGCATATCGCCTAGGTCGTAGAGTGGGCGATTTTCGCTGTCACGTAGTCCACGAAGGAGGTAGCGTGAGAGCGGGTTGAACACCCAAGAAGCATTGGCAAGTGCCGTAGAATCGACAAGTCCCGTTACTTCGTTGTACTCTGGAAACTCAATCTCTGCGAATGAACCGTCCGTAGCCGTCTTGACACCAACCGACGTGCGGCTTGCGTCACTAAGACCAACGATACCATTGTATGCGCTTGAGCCGTCGCCATTGAAGAGCGCTTCGTCCTTCGCACGAGCAAGTGCGTTAACGAGTTGCTGATTCAAAGCAGGCATAAGCGCAGCACCCGCAAGAACGTCGATCTCTCGCGTCCAAGGGATGATGGAAGTCCACTTCTTAGGATTGAGGGAGACGTAACCGAGAGAAGCCTTCTTAGCAGAAGCGGAGTTGCCTTCGCCCGTTGCCGTGAAGGTGATCAGCGACGTGAACTTAGGCGCACGGGTAAGACCCATAGCCACGTTCAACTTCGTTCCCAAGCGATCAGCAACGCCGTAGTCGGGAAGCTGCTGACGGATGTCCTGAAGGATGATTTCGGGCACGAAGAGACCGCCATCCGTATCCGTGAGGCTTGTGAAGCCCGAACGGGTTAGATGCGTTTCGTAGTGTCCTTTCGTCTTGAGGTCAGCCGTTGCTTGACGATACTCATCGTCGTTACGGTTAGCCTGCGCACGGATCGCTTTTACGAAGTTGCGATATGCGTAGTCTTTGTCGAATCGTTCGCGCTCTTCTACTACGTGAGCCTGCGGATTCGCCATTTGTGGCTTTTCAGCCGGAGCCTTCTCGCCCATAGCCGTTTTAACAGCATCGGCGATGGAGGCTTGATAGTCAGCGCTGCTTCGCACTTCGTTGAGTGCATCTGCAAGCTGCTTGGTGTCGATAGACATTTATCTCACCCCTAAATACTTACGTTGAATAAATTCCACAGCATCCTTGATGTCTTGCTCAAGAACGGTGGACGCTAGTTGTTTCGCTAGTGAACCATAGTCTACAGCAGGCTCCGCAGGCGCGACGACAGGCTCTTCCTTGGAAGGCTCCTGTGGTTTCGGCGCTTCGGCAGCCGTTGCCTCCTTGGAGGCGAGTAGTGCTTCTAGTTTTTCTAGCCGATCCAATAGATCAATGGTTGGACTACCGGCCTCCGAGTCGCGCATTTCGAATACGCTACCACGGTTTGAACCGATGTCCACGATGGAGAACTCCGTCATCTCTGATTCCTCAAACACGGGAATCTGACGATCCCCATCCTCCATATAGTCAATGCGCGTAGGCTTCCATCCCATAGAAGCCATATTCAAGAATCCCTCCTTGACCATTGCGCGTACTTTCTGAGAGAACTCGTCATCGTACCACTTGATACGAGCGAGCATACCAGGCACCATCTTGTCTCCGCGACGCACCTGCTTCTCAATAATCGTTTCTGTTTTGGCAATAGGCAAACGACCGCGCATTGGGTCATTACCGTGTTGCCATAGCACGACGGGGTTGCGCATATACTCTTTGGTATCAATCCCCTTCGTACGTACAATTGTACCGTGACGATCAATCTCTTCGGTCGTAAAGAACACCGTTGAGATGTTGTCGTCTTTGGTGGCGCGGTGATTTACTTCGCTACGTGTAAACGTTACGTCCTCTTCGCGCACACCCACTACTACACTTTCGTCTTCTTCGATCTCTTCCATAAGTTCATCCTCGTCTACATCTCCGATGGCCTTCCAAGCCGCGCAAACAAAATCGTAGTTAACGAAGTCGTCCCACTTGTAGCAGTAACCTTCTTCCGTATCGTAGAAGGCGCACGTTCCGCATCTTTCCATTTCGCCATCCGGCGCAGGGCCGTAAGCATCAGGTAGCGCCCGCTCCTTAGAAGAGAGTGGGTGCCCCTTGGGAAACAAATCGGTATCGTGCTTGCCACCTTGGAATCGTCCGTTTCGGAGTGCAAATAAAAAACTATTGACCCTCGCCAAACCCCATTGTTCGGGGCCTGTTACGCCAGGGCGCACGGATGCAGGATTGGTCTTGTATGCACCAACCCCACGATCAAAAACAGCGACAAGCGTACGGTAATTCGTTCGCTTTGTTGGACTGTCGCCATACTTGTCGTTGTGCTCTTCAACCTTGTTTTCGAGCGACTTCTTGATCTTAGCAGACACCTGTCGCTCTTCGTCACCGTGTTCCATTGCTTCTTGGGAAGCAGGTTCAAACTTGGTTGGCGAGTAATCGTTTTCCTCTAACCACGCTTGCGCCTCCGCAACGGAGAACTTGTCTTTGTCAAAACGAATGGATATGACTTCGGTCGGCTCTCCTTCTTTTATGCCATATATGGCGTGGATGCCTTCACCGAACTCATCGTTCTTTCGTCTAACACGGTCGTAGCCGGAAGCCGTCTTTATACGGGCTGAGTGTTCGTTGGGATATGGACGCTCTTCCTCAACCAATACACCATACTCTTCTTCAGGAAGATCGCGCTCCTTTCTTCCTTCGAGTTTTTTGGTGAGTTCTAATATCACGTCCTTCATACCTCTCTCTCCCAATGTGCCGATTGTGCCCCATTTGATTTGAGCCACGACTCCGGCTACGTTCGACAGATTAGGCTCCTTACCCCCACTCTTAAATTGTCTCCCGTCACGAAAGTGGCGAGCACTCCAAGCCTCACGCTCCTTGATCCAATCAAGGACGGCTTCGGTCTCCTGCCCCTTGCGAGCCTTTTCCCAATTCAAATAAGCGTCGTTACCACGGATATTTCCGCCCGCCCTCCAAATCTTTGGATGGTTCTCCTTTAGGTTCTTGGCGAACTCAAAGTCAAACTGCGGATACTGACTGTTCCGAAGGCTAATCTTTTTATCGTCTCCTTTGGTCGGAAAATCCGTAGCCATTACCAACCCACCACTACGGTGCCACTACTCCCATTTGCATCAAATGAATCCACACGCCACATAATGTATTGACCCGCAGACAGATTGCCGAAATAAACTGCACTTCCGGCAATGTTAGCGGTAACGCTACCTCCCGTTACAGCGTAAATACCATAGCCCGTAACTGTTGCGCCATTGGAGTCCACCGGATAAACGGTGGCCGTTCCCGACAAGTCTACCGTAACGGCATTCTCAAAAATACCAGGATAGCCTTGCGCAACTTGCTGAAACTTGTCAATAGTAGCCATTCTAATTAGGCGAAATATGATTCCAACTCAAGATCTCATCAAATATCTCCACGGAACTTTCGGGAGATAGGCAAAATTTTCTTGTCGGCATTTTAACCTTAACATTCATATAAGTTTCATTTTCTTTCACATACTTGGGCGACTTGAGTAATTTGACGTAATTCTGCTGACGAATCAAATCCATTTCTTTTGCCCTGCGTCTGTAAAACTCGGCTTTTTCGTTGATCTTCTTGATCACCGTTTTACCAAGTTTTGTGTTGTGAAAAGCAGCCATAAATAAAATAAAACCAAAAACTACAAACAAGAAGG